GCGTCAGCGAGAAGCAGAAGGACTGGCTGGCTTACTTGGAGAGCGTTGGTCATAAGACTTTTGTATGTAAGGGTGCAAATAGTGCAAAAGAAGTTGCGAAAAAGGTATACAAGCTTACCTTATAGTGTCATAATGTTCATAAGTTAAGTAAATAACGAAACGGAGAATCACATGATTACAGTTACATATAGCGTTTTTTCTGAAGTCTTAAATAAAGAGTTTATTAATTCTAAAGAAGTTAAAACCATTCAAGACTTTGAATTGTTTGCTCTAAGCCTAAATCTTAATTATCAAATCATTACTGTAAAATAAATAATAATAGGGGCTTCGGCCTCATAGGAGCATCACATGAAAAACGGATCATTAACTTATAGTGAAGTGAATACGGGCGGTGGCAGCATGGTGAATATTATCACTTGTTCCGATTGGGATTATATTCTTGTTGCTAACGAAGATTGTGTTACCGCATACGCTAGTGAAGATGCTTTTTGGGATGGAGAGGATTGTCTTTCTTACGCCTCAACTCAACTTGGAGAAATATAATGATAACTTTAAAGAACGTAAAGCACAGCGAATTCGCTTCTCATGAAACTAACTGTTTTGAAGCGACTGTTTATTGGAACGGAAAGAAAGCTGGCTACGCTGAAAATTCTGGTCAAGGTGGCTGCACAAGTGTTCATTGGCTCAACAGAGATGCTGAAAAAGAAGCTGAAGCTTGGGCTAAAACTCAGCCAGATATAGTGACTGACTATTGCCTACACGATTCTGATGAAATATTTACTTACAAGTTTGACTTAGAGGGATGTGTAGATCAGCTTCTTGAAGATCATTTAAAAGAGAAAGACATGAAATCTAAGCTTAGGGCAAAGATCCTAATCAAAGACGATACGTGCGAAAAAGGCGACTTTTACGCTTGGAGCATTAAGAAGTACAAGCAGTTTACAAAAGATGATTTAATTAAAAAGATTCTTTCTACTCAAAAGTTTAAGAATCCTATTGTTATTAATGATCTTCCGTTTAACGAAGCCTTAGCTATTTGGAAGGGGAATTAATATGATGATTAAAAGAAACAATGCACCAAGTTCTAATTACTCATACGTTTTGACTGATTCAGAGTTGCTTGAAATACGAGGTGATATGCTTTGGGAACTACAGACAACGGGAAGCGTATTTGTTCTTAATAACGAAGTCACTATATATGACTTGTTGGAAACAATGGAGGATGAAGATAAGGATTACATTATTGTCTGCTTACTCAGAGGTGGCGAGGCTAAGGAGCAAGCAGTAATTAAGCTTTCAGAAGCATTTTCAGTAGCCTTTGATGATGAGGCAATTGAAGATCATTACATTGATGATAAAACATCTTATTAAAAAAAGGAGTATCAGATGCACACATTAAACTTTGTACGAGTAGCTAGAGAAGCAAAAGACAGCGCCAATGGGTTTGTTTACATTCATAATTGGCCTACGGGATTTCAAGAGTTAATCTTTAAATCAAAAGAAGCAGCTGAAGAATGGATATTAATTGTTAATAACAAATAATTATAGGGGCGAAAGCCCCTTTGGAGCATCAGATGCACGATTTAAAAAACATGAAGGTTGTTGATGATAAAATAAAATTTGATAAGATCATGACATTGTCATTTTCTTTTATCGGATCTCTTGTTGGCGTTTTTTGCGTCATTTTTTTTACAATAAAACTTTTGGGGTAAAATTTATGTACATTATTATTGATTTAGACAACATCATTTCTGATGATAGTTGGCGTATAAAGAATATAGATTGGACCAAGTCTGACAATCTAGCGCGGTACAACGACTATAACCTACTGTCTGGATTTGACATGGCTGGCAACGAGTGGCTGTTTCAAAACAATGATTATGAAATTGTTGTGTTGAGTTCTAGACCTGAATTTTACGCACCCATCACTGTTCAGTGGCTCAAGAGTATCGACATTGAGCCGATCTTTTTGATCATGCGCGAAACTGGCGATAATTCACCGCCAGCAAAGTTAAAACAAAAACAATTGCAGTCATTTTACAATGTCATGAGAGCCACAGCAGACGATGTTGTCGGTGTCTATGAGTCAGACCAGCAGACGATTGACATGTACATTGAAAATGGCTTAAAAGCTTACTCAGTGTCTATTCACAGTCATGGTAACAAAGCGTTCAATGATACAGAGATCACGCTTAAAGATCGCACATCGCTCGGTATTTCACCTAGTGCCTCTGTGGAATTCATAGACTGCAGGAAATGATTATGAGCTTAATATTTAAACCCCGAATTCCGTTTAATTTTGGAGCAGGAAAGAATTCTTCTGTTAAGAGAAATCAGGTCGATAGAGAAAGACTTTCGTGGTCTGAAGATCAGCTAGAAACTTTAATGTGTTTAAGAGCTTTACGCTTTACGCTTGAGGAATGTGGTGATTATTTCGGCAGGTCAGGCAACGCCTGTTCAAACATTATTGAGTATCGACAGCTCAAGGGTTTGATTAAACAAAAACGTCATGAATTAATTAAAAAGGTGGTAAAAAATGATAGCTGAAACTCTATTTTGCCTTGCTCAAGCGGTGTATTTTGAAGCGCGTTCACAACCCCTTATTGAGCAAGTCGCGGTGGCACAGGTTGTTCTTAATCGAGTTTATTCGGAACGATACCCCAACACTGTTTGTGAAGTAGTTTACGAAAACCATTTTCCAAAACAGTTGCACAAATGTCAGTTTAGTTTTATGTGCGATGGGCTCAAAGAAACTATAACGGATGCAGACGCATGGCTTGAGTCAAACCAAGTGGCCTCGTTAGTGCTACAGCCTAGCTTTCCTGACTTAGTCGATGGATCAGTGAATTACCACGCTGATTACGTTAGACCAAATTGGTCAAGCAAGTTAAACAAAGTGGCGCAAATAGGACGCCACGTATTCTACAGGTAGTCGCCAGTTCTAATCATTTCGGTGATCGTAAATGCGCGTGATCCGACTTGTTTAGCCCAACGACTGTCCAAAAACTCATCTGCAGCAATTTCGTAGTCTTCAGTAGCCATTGCTGCTAAAGCCTTTTTAAACCCCATCAGTCGAGATAGTCCTACGTTAAAGCACAAATCAGTTAGCGCATCTTTGCGAACTTCATCTAGTTCAGAGTACCAAGGGAACGCCCTAATTAATTCTGAGCTGACTCTCTTAATATCATTGCTTAATAAGTAATCAATCTCATCATCAGATAATCCGATACCGCCTCCCTTGTCTATATTGCGACCAACGCCGATGGTGATTTTATCTGCTGTACATTTATAAGCGTGCGTTTCCACGCCTTCGTGTTTTCTAAGCATATCAATAATAATGCTCATGTTTAATTCCTCATGTAAACTGCAATTCCGAACAAAATTCCCACTGCTACGATCATGAAAATGCCTATATTAATAGCCAAAGTAACATCTTTTTGTATTTTGTTATTTCGTCTAATACGAGCGTTTATTTTTTCCTTCTCTTCTTCTTTTCGCTGCCTGTGCCACTCAGCTTCAAATTTTACAAAATCGCTCCAACCATTTAATCGGCTCTTTTTTAGTTGGAATTCAAGCTGGGAGCGCCTAACTCGCTCTTGCTCTGCGAATTGGAAGCATTCTAAGGCTGTGCCACGGCTATTTGCATCTCCAGCTTTATCTTTTACTTTCTGACTTGCTGACAGGTAGTCATTCATTTGACTACCTATCTGGTACAGTTGCTTGCCGTTTTTCAAAAGGGTGCTCACGGTCTTAAAGGCCAAGTTGGCAGCGGCAATCTCAATTAGCATATCCACAACCTCCGTGCGTATATTTCTTGCGTCAATTCATAGGGAGCTCGTGCTGGCTGAACTATGAGATAGTCTTGTAGCTGATACTCAACTCCTAGCGCCTCAATCGTGTAAACCCCGGTAACCGGGGCTTGAGTCGGAGATACGTGAATTGGGTATAGTTCTCCTGGTTCAATTACATTAGTTATCTAGCTGCTGCTCTTGATGTGCTTGGTTTTTCTTTAGGATCTTCAGACAATATGTTTGCTGATCCTGAAACTGCAAGAACTTCATTTGTATCAAGGTTAATAACTTTACGAGTATTTTTTACTTCAAGTTTTTGCAAAGCTTTAACCACAGATGCAACATCATCTGGATTAGAAGACATAAGTTTTTTTGCCATACTTGCTTGAATCTCTTCAGACATTGACCCTCTCCTTAGCGCGTTAGTTGCAAGCCTAAGAAGTGCTGAAGTTGGGCTTAATGTTGTCTCTAGACCATCAGCAAGAGCATCTCCTACGCCCTGACCAGCTTGCATTGATTTAACACCAGCTTGTCTTTTTTGAGTCTGAGATCCACCAATAATTTTATTTGCTTGTTTGTACAGCTGACTTTCTCTAAGAAGAGCAGCTTCTAGCAGGTCAAATCCTCCTTTTTTAGTATCTGGAAACAGCATTTTAAGCTTTTCTAAATCATCTATTCCATTAATTACGTTCTGTGCATAGTTAGAGTTTCCTCTAGGCTTAGTAATTTTATCCAATATACTTCTTGTTGCTCCAATCACAAAGGTCTCAGCTTCAGCTGAACTAAGGTCGTTAAGAATTTTATTAACTTCTTCTGGAGCCATGTTTTGAAAATCTTTAAGACCCATCTCTAAAGACTCAAGAACCTCAAGGTCGCCTTTATAAAGTTTACGAGCATCACGGTAATAAGAAACGCCGTCTGCGTCTTCAGTAACTTCATCAATTACATCAACAAAAACATTTTTAAGTTTTCTTAACTCTCTTTCTTTAGATCCAGCAATTCCTTTTTGAGATTTTGGATTAAGCAAGTCATCTATACCACGCTTTACAAAATCTAAAGTTCTAACATCTGGAATTGCGCCTTCTACACTAAGGTCAACTATTTTAAAGTCGTCAGCGTCAAAAGGAATTCCAGTTGTTTTGGCGCTGTTTCTTGCGCTTCTTGCCGCTTTGTCTGCTATGTCGATAGCAACCTCGTATGCAGCTTTAAAGTCCTTGTCTTGAAGGATATCCATTATTCTAGGATCGTCAACGACTCCAAATGAAAAAGCTTTTTTGTAAGCTGGGGCTGCGTTTCGTCTAAGCTCTTCAATTAACAATTCTTGCTGATCGTAATAGTTAACATTTTTTAACTTTGACTTAACTTGTTCGACTGCTTTTGCTTTTGCTCCACCTTGCATTTGCTCTATTTTTTTCCCTATGATTGAAGGAGCCGGTGGAACACCTCCTGCAAAAACCAATTCCGCTTGATTGGATAAAGAATCAGATGCATTGGCTATAGTGCTCTGTTTGATGTTCATGGAGCGATCAAGGTCTATTCGATCAATAACGTCTTGAATGCTTCCACCTTCCTCTGTCACAGCAGAAAATATTCTTTTCAAAGCGGCTTCATCAATTCTTGCTGGATCTACAGAGTTTCGGTCTAACAAAAAATTATACGCAGACTTAATAGTTCTGCCTGTTATTGGAAGACCCAATCCTAGCGTTCCTCCAAATGCTGATCCTATTAAACCACCTTTTACTCTTTCTCCTTGATCAGCAGCGCCAGCGCCATCTACAAAGCCTGTGGTTGTTCCAGCTGTAAATCCTCGACCAAGAGGGTTATTAACAAGTGCTTTTCCTGTTCCTGTAACAATGCTTGATCCACCTCTAGTTAAAGGATTGTTAGTCAAAGTTCTAGTTAAAGGATTGTTAGTCAAAGGATTATTTAAAATCTTTGAAGACTTGGCTGTTTGAGTTGCTGCTTGAGTTCCTTGCCTAATTTTATTTAAGATACTGGCCATGCGTACTGAATTAGCAACAGCAGCTGGGGCTGCTGCGCCACCTGTTAATCCTGTGGCTAAGTAAGAGCCAATTAAAGGAACAAATCCTCCAGCTATTTCTCCAGCCATTGCAGCGCCTGTGTTTTCATCTGAGAATTTATTGTAGCTGTCATTAATCATGTTCAGCTCTTCTTCATAAGTCTCATCTCCAGACATAGTTCTAAGTTTAGCTTCAAGTTCATCACCCCAGCCCATAGCCAAGCCTTGACCAAGAACTGCGCGAGACATATTTCCCCAATAATTATCAGCCATGTTCGTGTCCTCTTATTTAGTAGACTTAGTTCTTTTAACGTAATCGCCTGACAGAATGTCTTTCAATCTATCATTTGCTTCTTTTTCGTACTTTCGCATTGTGTCTAAAGCAAGTTGAATTGTTTGAGTACGTGATTTTTCTGTCTTCATTTTAGCGCCAGTAATCTCTAAGTTAGCTGCACGTTCGCCGTCAGATATATTGCCTCCGAAAGTTGCTTTCAGAGTTGCCAGTGCGCCTTGACTTAATAAGTTCTCTAACCGCTCTGAATCTTGGTACTTTTGATCGTCTGTATTAATAACTCCTTGCAAGCCTTTCTTGAAAATACTGTACCAATCTCCTGCGTAAGCATTTGGACTTAAAACCAAGGCTTCTTCTAGCAACTTAATTGCGCCTTCGGTTGACTTTATGTCTTTATCGGCTTCTTTTCTTGCATCAATTTCAGGCTTAGTAAGGCTCGCAGCTTTTCTTTCTAACTCAGCAATATTTAAGTTTTTAATTTTATTCTCTCGATCAATTACAGCTTTAACAAATTCTGAGTACTCAGGAGTTCCTTTACTGTAGCCAGCTTCTTCAGCTGCTAATCCTGCAGCTGTTTGAGGTATTGTCTTTCTATTTTCTGTTTCCCATATTCGTTGTTCTTTAATAGACATTAAATTAAATATATTTTCTTCGGACCTTATAATTGAGCTCTGATCCCACTCCATAATTCTGTCTTGAAGGTTTTGATTTCTTTGAAGTTGCGCTGCAGAAAGAATTTTATCGGAGTTAAGCTGTTCTTTTAGCAATCCTAAACCAAACTGTGCCGCTTGCAATTTAACCTGATCTCCAGCCGTTGTTGCTTCTCTTCGTTCTTTAGAAATATCTGACATAACCCCACTGGCGGCCCCTAACGAATCAAAGAAACTGCCTGTCTTGGTTGGCGCTCCCATAGCCGCTGCAATCCTAAACCATTTCTCGGATTCAGATGGACCCTTGCTTTGGTTGTTAGCCATATTATTCATCATTTCTTGGAGCGCTTTAGTTTCAGAATTATAGTTTTCTTGTTGCTCACTAACTTTATTGCCATAATTAATTTGATTATTTTCAAGCATTTCAAGCATTTTTTCGGTGTTAGTTGATGCACCTTCAGCGCTTGCAGTTTGTTGATTAATTAGTTCTTGCATACTCAAGGATGCATCAAGCGGATCAGCTTCTAAAGAAAGATCAGGCGCTGATGCATTAATGACAACATCTTCTTCAACTTCAAACTCGCCACCAGGACCACCTTGAGCGTAGCCTTTAACCGAGCCGCCGCGTGCCTTACCACTATTTTGTTGATTCGCACCTTCTATTTGTTCTTGAGTAAGATTGTTATATCCTCCAGGGTAATATGATTCTATTAATGCGCTTTCTGTGTCAAAATTATTATTTTTATCTATCTTATTTTGCTGCCAACTATTTTGACCATCGTAGTAATCTTGAGCACCTATTAAGGCCATGAGTGCATCTTCATTGCCATTGCCATAGCCCATATCTGTAGAGTAACTATTATTCGTAAATGCTGGAGCAGAAGATAAGGTTAACCTATCATTATTAACATTTGAACCCGTTATATTTGCCAATGCTAACCCAGGTGAAGTAACTGCTGTAGACGGCATCACCCCTACTGAGGTGGCTGCTGGATTTACATAACTAGAATCAGTAATGTTGCTAGAAACAAGACTGTTGTCATTGTTATTGTTAAACAAATTAGTGAGAGCGCCACCAATACCGCCCGTATCAATATAATTACCGATACCTGTGCTTAACTCGTTACCAAACCTTCCTAGTCCGTCTTGAAGGCCCGTAAGAACATTCATCAAGTCGCCTTGATCATTATTTGTATATTGCGATCCAAGCATCTTCTCGCTAGCTTCCATTCGACCTGCTCTATTATCTGCAAGAAGCTGATTGCTAGCATCAACTTGAAACGCATCATCAGCAGCATTACCTATGGTGCTTAAATTTGATTGTGTGTTAATTACTGCTTGCTCTGCATCGGCTTGCCTCTGTGCTGCTAAAGCAGCCTCTCCGCCCTGTTCATCAATCCAAAATAAGTCATTTTTAATGTCTTCTATGTTTAAAGAACCATCAGTAAGTCCTTGACCATAATAATTCCTACCATCATCACCAATTTCTCTTCCTAAGTACTTTATATAATAGTCTTCTAAAGATGCTTTATCTTTTACTAATTTTGCTGCCTTTTCTGCGGCTATTTCTGCTTCGATTTGGGCAGTGGTTTTAGCCATAACTAGATCAATAGGAGCAGTAGAACCGCCAATAAGATCAATAGGTGTTATTGTTTCGTTTTGTGCTGCAAGTAAAGCATCTAATCCTTTTTCGCTAAGTACATCATTATAACCAGGGGTACCTAGTAGTGAACCATATTTGTCTAAAAATTCTTGACTATACCCACTTGTATCAGCTAATCCTGAGTCAACGACAGTATCATCATTTGCGATGTTAGCTGCAACAATCAATGGACTAGTGGCTGACACTGAAGTACCCATGCCGCCACCATAAACTGGAGCACCTAGGTAATTACCATAGTAATTCCCCATCTGGTTCATCATGTACTGATTGCCGGTATTGTTAATACCAAGCCCTGCTAACTCTGTATTTGAGTCGCGGATAAATTGATTTCTCTGAGCGTCCGTAACTTGAGTTAAATCAGTATTTACGTTCTCATTATCACGACCTAAATACTTTTGATACATCTCATTAACAGTATTTGGAGCTACGCGCTTGGAGTTAGCAAACTGCTGATTAGCGTACATAGGAGCGCCTTGCAGACGCTGATCGTATTGTGCAGAGTAATTGTCGTAAGCCGCCCGGTCTGATGCAGAGTTAAGATCATAATTGGCTTTTCTAATATCATAGTCAGCTTTCATGGCATCATAATTTGCCCGTTGAACTTCCTGAGATATTAACTCATCCTGATCATTTACTTTTTCTTTGTCGTAATTAAAAGACCCAACAGTTCCAGGGTTTCTAACTCCTGCGTAGCCAAGTTTAGACGCTGAACCGACACCATATTGCTGCTTTAATCTGTTTAAATTGTAACCCATTTTGATGCCCCTATTTATGTGCCATCCATAGAAGATAAGCCTTTATAAACGCCAAAGCCTGCTGCTAATTGCGAGAGTGGTGAATTATTGTATGTAGCTCCAGTGGTGCTTCCAGAAGTTAAAGTCTGCTGTGGAACGATAGGAGCCATCCCTCTAATTTGTGTAGACAACCAATCCAGCTGGCGTTGCGGATAAAGCTCTTGGTCCCTAAACTCTTTCTCAGCCGCTGTGAGCTGTTGCTGCATTTGCAT